CCTGCATTAACCTGTACACTACCCTTACCCATGAGCCCCTTAATCATATTTAGGCCGCCTGAGCTGGAATGATATATTTGTAAGTGGCAAGTCCGCTATTAAGAGTGATTTGAATAGCACCTTCATTACTCAGAGACATCTTAGTGGTGTTAACATCTGCAATCTTAAGAATACTCAAGATTGGCACAATAGGCCAAGTCCAGCCACGATCCAACTTACCGGTAACACCTTGTGCAAAGATAAACTTTAAGTTGCCGTTATCAGTTTTAGCAAGGAATGTAGGATGTTCGTTATTAGCGCCAGCTTGGAAGTTGAAGCGTTGTACCGCCATGACACTTGGTTCAATTTCCACATCCCACTTGACTCCGCGGAATTTAACAGTTTTCATCTTTTCGTTAATGACATCAGTGCCCATGAAACGATAGTCATTTTTAAAGTCACCATCTTTGTTTTCAAAGTGCAATCCTACCAGTGTATCTACACCATTGCGTTGCGCTGTAGTAACAGTGATCTTAGCATGCTCTTTGTACTCATCACCATCCAACAAGTATTTCAATTTGTTAAGTTGTGGCATACCAAAAACACCAATCATGTCTGCATATGGATTAGCAGTTTCTGCGTCCATGATAACTGAACGGTCGTCTGCCATAGAGTTAATAGTTGTACCTTTTTCTGTTCCTGTAACTTTAACAGTTGTAAGGAAGCCTAAGTTTTGTGTATGTGACACAATGTCTTGTAAAATATCTTTCATTTAGATTTCCGGTTATGTTTAATTATATTTAGGTTTTGTGTAAAAAGCAACCGCAATTTACTCAAAGTCGAATAACTTGTTAAAGTTATTATCACTACGGGTACTACTGATGTCCCATTCCAGTACACCAATTAAGTTTCCTAACTTTTCATCAATAACTGCATTTTCCATTTCTGCATCATTAAATGGCAAGTCTTTAAACCATTGTGGTAATCGTAATTCATCTACAGGGTATGCTACTGATGTGTATCCTAGTGGATTGTCTTTGACCTTACAGACAATAACTTTTCCACCGTCTATAATGTTCATGCTGTACTTGTCAGCATTCATTCGTTTCAAAGTGTTCCAGTTAAGACTTGCTCGAACGTGTCCGGGCATGTTGGTCTTACCTGCTTTCTTTTCCTTGTCACGATACTCTGAGATTTTGTTAGCACGTTTCGGACTGCCTTTCTCCCAGCCAGGTCGGATTTTGAACTCAGTACGGAATTCAGTAATGTATTCTAGTACACTTTCTTTAGCTTCCCCATCTAGCACTCGAGTAAGAACATTGCTCAAAAACTCTTGGATAACAACCGGGGTATCTGAACGCTTGAGGTCGAGCCCCATGGCCTTGATCTTGCCACCTGCACCGTCCTTGTCTGCTCGTTTGCCTTCTTTATCGTAGTACAAGACTGCGTAGCGCTTCTTAGTAATAAACAGACCTTTCGAGGCCACAATTTCTCGTCCTGCCTTAATGACTTCTCCTCGTGTTTTCGGCACGTGGAAAGCATCTTGCATAAACTTGGGGAATGTTCCATTTACTTCTTCTCCTATGGTATCGTAAAGTTCAATCACACTATCTCGAGTCCAAGACAAATGTCCAGCATCGATTTCTTTTCTCAGCGTATTGTATGCTGAGAAATAACAAGAGTCTGTATCACCATAGATAATTGCCTTACCTGTGTGATTAAATTCTCCTGTTATAATTTCGTTTACTTTACCAGCCATGTGTTGTGCAATAGCACGACCAGTTAGCGTAGTTGATTGTCCAATGCGGTTATCAAAGAAACGGCATCCTGGATTAAGAATCGCACCGTACAAGCTGTTCAAGTTAATCTTCTTAACCAACTGTCGCTTGTCCCAATATTCTTCTTCAATCTTGTTGCCAGCAGCAATACATTCCTTTAGTTTAGCCTGCATCTCTTTACGGTCGGCATACCAACGCTTTAACAGTCCAGGAATAATTCCTTCTGTTTCATAGGTAAAGATAGTGCCGTTCGCTGAGATCATCCAAGGCTGATTGCTGTCAAAGATTAGATCGTAACACTGTGCTGCCGACAGTGTATCATTACCACCGTTCTCCCAGTCAATAGTAATTTCACGACCAACTTCTTTATTCATTACACTGGTATATTCAACAGCACCAAACATACCTTCCCAAGCGGCAGCAAAGCTCTTACCCTTACCCAGCTGGGCTGCAATATAGTCCTTAGTACCATCTTGACGTAACTGCCCGACAATAGTTTCTGGACCCATATTAAGTGCTCTAATTGCACTAGGATACAGTGAGTTAATATCCAACGAGCCTATCCATTCGTGAATGCCTTTTTTAGGATAGGCAACATACGCACCAGCAGCTTGATTAGTAAAACCTTCTTCACGCTGTACACGATTAGGAACTATCATTCCTCGTCGGTGAGCTTCGTTTACAATAGCTTGTTCTGTAACAGCAACCGCACCCATTGTAGTCTGTAGCAATACAGTACACTCGTGTGCTAGTGTGTTGGCTAGATCTAAGAATTTTAGTTTCTTATCAAGTTTGTCTAGTAGTGCAGTGTCTTGTCTGTTGTAGGCAATGAATGTTTTAAAGTCATTGTTATACAGTTGATCAAGTGTGCCTTCATATACAGTCTTGTTTTCACCTATCTCCAGTTCTCCAATTGCATCCAATCGGTATGTGTGACGCTCTTCATAGGTATACTTGCGGTACAACTCGAGACTGTCCAAATGAACACGACCAATAAGGTCATAGGTAACAGCCGCTTTTCCATACTTTTCGTACTCGCGTTTCTTTGGAAATTGATTCCACAGGCAAAGTCTGCGAGTGTCTTCCTTGCTTAGGACCTTGATAATGCGATTAACAGTATAAGGCATATCAAAGCCTTCACTGTTCCAGCCACTTAAAATATCTGCATCTTGTATTAGGTCTAAGAATGTATCTAACATATCTGCTTCGTTATCAAACAGCATAGTATTGGGGAATTCTTCAACAGCTCGTTTGGCTTCTTCCATAGACAGGGTCTTAGGAGGAATGGCCAAGCATACCATTGTTTCCATCCATTGTAGATAGATAGCAATCGCAGTAATAGGCATAAATGCATCGTCTGGACTTGCATAGCCACGCTCTGGATCAAAATCTACCTCAATGTCCCAGAAAGCTACATTTAACTTAGGTGCATCTTGATTAAGATAGTTATCTTCTAGACAACGATAAATGGGATTGATATCTGATTCATACAGTTTCTTACCACTGTAGATAGCAAGTTCTTTGCGATGTTCTTTGACATTCTTAGAACTTACACGGGTTAATGGTTCACCCTTGATGGATTGATATTTACCCTTGGTGTCTGGGTAATAAAATACATGACGGGCAGGATGTTCTTTAAAGATTCGTTCACCTTTGTCGTTTCGTTCAACAACACGAATCATATCCTGCTCTCTGTCATAGAAAGCGTCTACGTAACTCATTATTCTCCTTATGTGATTTTTAGGCTCACAAATACCTGTATGATCATTTTTGGCTGATCAAACCTTTCTCTTACATACTTATCAAGCGAATTAATGCTATTGCATCAATAGTGACTAACAGTATATAATTTGCAACCATGCCTGTACTACGCCGAGTCCAGGCCGACCAACCAAAGATAGCGCATTGTGTAATGAATAACGGATATAAAATTAGGAACGGCGGATTAGGCAATGTCATACCCATCCATACCGCGCAGCTAATACTCAAGAACCAAGCAGTAATTTCTAAGAAAAACCTTAAAGGCCACTCTTGAAAATCGTGTCTTGCCCAATTGTATGTGTTACTGAATAATGCAATCATTCAGGCAAACGTTTGGCAACCCCGAGAATCATTTCAACGTCGTTCCATTCTTGCTCGTGATCTTTCCAGTTATCTTTGTGAGCAATTTTAATTGCTTTATTGATAACACTAGGTTTTATCTGTAATTCTTCTGCAACTGCTTTGACAGTTTCTTTTAGACCTTCATTGAGGTCTTCGATCTCACGTAAGACGTTTCCGCCTTCGCTAATCAATCTTTCTAATTTGGCTTTTTCTTCCGGACCGTACATTCTTGTAGACATAGATATCTCCTTTAAAGTACTATTATACAGCCGTAAAAAAAACCAGTCAATACATAACTGGCTTTTTATTAGTAATTGGTTAGATTACTTTCTTGCTTCACTTAGTACATCGTACATTTCAAAGGTCCCACCATTGCGCTCATAGATTAATCCAGCAAACACTTCTGCTTTCATACCTTCGCCCAGTTTGGCTTTAGCAACACGTTCAGCCCAAGTAAACAATGCCTTATCTACAGCATCAATCTGTTGTTGTCCGCCACTTTCTTGAACCAATTGTACCATCTGTTTAAATGATAAACGTTGTTCAACGCTTTCTTTGACAGGACGCTTTTTGCCTTTTGGCATCATTTTACTTTCAGTAGCTTTCTTCTTATCAGCAACTGCTTTCTTCATTGGCTCTTTCTTGTCACCATCTTTATCTACATCTAAGAAATCAGGTTTAGCACCTTCTTTGACTTGCATGCTTTTACAATCTTTAATCATTTCTTTTAATTTAGATTGGTCACAGTCTGGGTGCATCTTGCAAATTTCTGCTGTGGTTTTTCCATCTTTGCACATTTTAGCAATGTGAGCTTTGGACGGCATACTTTCTGTGCTTTCTTTGACTTCTGTATCTTTCTTAGATTTTTTACCTTTG